AGATGATCCTCGATGGTTAAGGAAATTATATTATGGTGGTTCATTAACCAAAAAACAAGCAGAAAGACTGTTTGAAAAGGACATCGAGACAATGGTTGAACCTGCTGTTAACAGAATAAACAGAGAATTAGTTTCACTTGGAGTCGATACTGACAAATTTTCTCAAGGTTTTTATGATGCATTGGGCAGCATGATATATAATTGTGGTGAAAGTGGTGTTAAGAAAACTGAATTTTATCGTTTGCTTAAGAAAGGAAAGATAGGCAAGGCAATTGCCCTTGTTCCTACAACGCATATTTATGCCGAAGGGCATAAAACACGAAGGCGAATTGAGGCTGAAATGATGGAAGTTAATGGTTGAACATTAGTTCAACCATTTTTTATTGCAATATAAAGAGTAGCCATTGTTGATTGTCCTAAAAGAAGCCTTGTAAACTACCGTCTTTACTTGTGGTGAAAATGCTATCTACATATTTATCAACTGTACTTAATCTTTTATTATTGCTTGTTCGTGTACTTTTTTTATGAGGCACAAATGGCTTAAATGCCTTTCTTTCTCCTTTTAGGTAAACATAATTTCCGTCAGATTCAAACTCATAACCATCATTTTGCATAGCGGCAATTACTCTTTTTATTTCATCTATTGACACATGGCAATCAAAATGTTCAAGTCTTTCAGAATAAGGATAAAAAAAACTTTTCTTATTACCGTCGCCATACCCAACACCTATGTCATACCCATCACTGTTATTAATGTTAACGAAATCGCCACTTAAAATAACATCCATGATTAAATCGTCATTATTACTAGTTTGTTCCTTTAATATCCTTTTTACTGACTCTTTCACCATCCTATGAAGGTCACTCTCTGTTAGTCTTATAAGTTTTTTATCCATATCATTATCTATTTTCCTATAAATATCATTAAGATCTGTTTCATTTTTATTGCCGATAATCAGAAATGGTTGTCGGCTTTTCTTTTTCTTAAACTATTTATCTAATATTGACTAACCCTAAAATTAAAGGGTATATTAGATAATCATGGCTAAGAAGAGTACAACATTTCAAAAATTAGAGAGGGCCATAACGGGTAATTGGGGCGATATAACACCAAGTGCCCATGTCAACTCATATGACATGTCTAATGGTTCTGAAATATTATTCAGAACACATGATAAAGACAAATATGAGCAGGCAAAGTTAGAACTTGGTCAAAACAAATACATTAAGGACATGTGGCGTAAAGCCAATGTCGATTTAACGGTCAGTGCGTTTTCTAACCTTAACTACATTCAGTTAATGTATAGGGATGCTGATCTTATGGATGCATTTCCTGAAATTGGCGCAGCACTTGACACTGTTTCTGAGGAAAGCAGTCTTAGTGATGAACGTGGCAGTGTAGTTGCTGTCTATTCAAAGTCTGATCGCATTCGTTCAATTCTTGAAGACTTATTTGTTAACCGTCTTAACCTTCAGATTATGGCACCTATGGTGATTCGTGCCATGTGTAAGTATGGTAACCAATTCATGCTTTTAGACATTGATAATAAATTGGGTGTAAAGGGGTGGAGACAGCTACCTGTATTTGATGTTGAACGTATTGAAAATGGCATTCAAAACCCATATGCACAAGGTGGTGCAAGTCTTGCTGCAAATACAACTGAGGCAAGTGACATTGACATGTCAACATCGTTTATATGGAACAGCCATGGTAATAGTCAGGTGGCATTCAGGAATTGGCAAATTGCTCATTTTAGACTCTTAAATAACTCAATGTATCTTCCATATGGTGCATCGCTTTTGAATTCAGCACGAAGACATTTCCGTATGCTTTCATTGATGGAAGACATGATGTTTATATACCGTCTTGAACGTTCAATGGAACGAAGGGTATATAAGATATATGTTGGAGGTATTGACGATGCTGACGTTGAGGCTTATGTCGAGCAAATAGCCAATCAATTTAAGAGAACGCCAATTGTTGATCCAATGACGGGACAAATTGATCTTAGAAAGAACGTACTCTGTGTTGATCAAGACATTTTTATTCCCACACGTTCTGAGAATGCTCCAACCCCAATTGATACATTGTCAGCAGGTCAGAACCTTACTGCCATGGATGACATTAAGTATGTTCAGAACAAGCTTGCAACGGCACTTCGTGTTCCTAAAGCATTTATGAACTTTGAAGAGACAGCTGGAGACGGTAAGAACTTAGCCTTGATGGATATTCGTTTCACAAGAATCATAAATCACATTCAACAGGCATTCCTGATGGAGTTAACCAAGATTGCTTCAATTCACTTATACCTGTTAGGATTCTCAGATGACATAACGAATTTCTCGTTAACAATGAAAAATCCGTCCACGCAGGCTGAACAGTTAGAAATTGAGAATCTTTCGAAGAAGATTGCAGCTTGTCGTGATGCAATATCTGATCCGGGTGGCGGTATTCCTATCATGTCTCAGATGAGGGCATTGAAGGAGATTATGAAATGGTCTGAAAAGGATATTAAGGAGAACCTTGAGGAAATCCGTCTTGAAAGAGCTATTGCTGCTGAACTTGAAAAGACCACTCAGATTATTAAGAGAACTAACATATTTGACAATGTTGACCGCATATATGGTGAACCTGGTGCTGAATATGTGGAAGACCAACAAGGTGGCCAAGGTGGTGAAGATGGGCCTGGCGGTATGATGGGCGGCGGCCCATCAGGCGGCTCATTTGGTGGAGGCCTTGATGATTTAGGCGCACCTGGTGCTCAAGATGAAGGTATGATTAATGGTCAAGAAGGCACTGAACCTACAGGCGAAATGGGAGGCAATGGAGAAGGCGAAATGCCGCCACCACCGCCACAAGGGGGCCAAAATGAGTCAATAAAGCCTGATAACATGAATATGTTATTTGAGGAATATATTAAGAAGGTTAATAGGAATCCCGAAAAAGATAGGGTTGCAGTATCAAGAACTGATATCTTTAACAAATCTTTAATGATTAACGAAGAATTCACTTCAATGATTGATTCGTTGGATGGCTTTATTGAAAAATAAATAGTCGGCAGGGTGACCTGCCGATTATACTCTTTATATATTATGTATGCAGACAACTGAAACAATGATAGAGCAATATGCGAAAGGTTATTCTGATAAGACTCGCATATACTTTATTGAACACACTTTATATACGTTTAATGCAGCTAAAGGAAAGAAGACACCATTCCTATTATTTCCAAGACAGAAGGAGTTTGTTCGTTCTTTAGCTGAGAACAAGGCATCTATCGCAATTAAACCACGTCAGGCAGGTATTACCACAGTATCTGCTGCATGGATTACGGGTCAAATTGCGTATGCTGATGAAGATTCTCCTGAAACAATTCTTTGTATAGGTAACAAACTTGACCTTGCAAACCAAATGGTTACAAAGATAAGGGAATTCCTTCTTCAAGTCCCTCGATATTATTGGGGCGAAGATTTTTATTCCACAAATCCTAAGGATGAAGTAAATAAACGTTCAATTTTTATTAAGGATTCTAAATCAGAACTTGAATTATTCAATGGGTGTCACGTTTATGCACGTTCATCAGGTGAAAATGCTGCCCGTGGTATCTCAGCTGTATCAATTCTTATCTTTGATGAGGCTGCATTCATTGAAAATGCAATGTCAGTATATTCTTCGGCTGTTGCTGCAACATCATCTGTGCCAAATGCAAAGATTATAATGGTATCGACACCTAATGGCCGTGACCCGCTTTATTACACAACATATCGTCAGGCGCTTGCAAAGGAAAACAACTATAACGCTGTTGAATTCAGATGGTATCAGGATCCTCGTTATAATAAGTTCCTTGAATGGCAGAAAAAAGACCCGAATACAGGTGAACTTATTATCGAAAAGGAACCAACGCTTAATGCTGATGGTGACATCAGATATGATGAAGACCATTGGAATGATATGCTTCATAAAGGTTGGATACCAAGGTCTCCATGGTACAAAACGATGTGTCAGCAATTCAACAACGACAGTGTTAAGATTGCGCAGGAGCTTGATGTGTCATTCGTTGGATCAAGTGACAACGTTGTTGCTCCCGAATATATTGAAATGCAGGAAAGGGTTAATGTCAGACCACCCCTTGAGGAAATGACAGACCCACTTGTTGAAGAAACATGGTTCTGGAAACCTCCTATTGAGGGACATAGGTATTTATGTGCAAGTGACGTTAGCCGTGGCTCTTCTGAAGACTACACTTCAATAGAAATTATTGACATTGATGGTCAAGACGAAAATGGTATGCCAATCATCGAACAGGTTTGTGAATATTATGGTAGGAAACTTGGTGATGAAATAGGAGAATTAATATACAACTATGCTACATTATATAACAATGCTTATGTGGTGATTGACTGTACTAATGGATTAGGTGATGTGCCATTGTTTACACTTATGCACAAAGGTTATAAGAATCTATATTATGATGACCCTCAGTTGAAGAAATATACAGCAACATTTTCACAAACAAACTATGATAATGTTCATGACGGTATTATGCCTGGTTTCCACATGCAGGGTAACAGATATCCAGTATTTGGTGGTTTTGCAAATGCTGTAAGAACAAATGAGATAA